GCGGGTATTCGTTACGAAACAAATCTGCATGTCACTATGAATGCAGGAGTTAGTGTAGCTGGTACATTTTTTGTAGGGTAGTACATGGCCATTCGTAAAAAGAAAAAGGGCATGGGTATAAAAACCAGTGTTAAATCTGGTAATTTTAGACCAACGAAAAAAGGTGCAGGTATGACATCGAAAGGTGTAGCTGCCTATCGTCGTGCTAATCCAGGGTCTAAATTAAAAACGGCTGTCACGGGTAAAGTCGCAAAAGGAAGTAAAGCTGCTAAAAGAAGAAAGTCTTATTGTTCACGCAGTGCTGGACAAGCTAAGATGCATAATATTAATTGTAAAAAAACACCTAACAAAAGAATTTGTCAGGCGAGGAGGAGATGGAAATGTTAGATATGAATATGATTTGGATGAAGATCAAAGAAAAACTTAAATGTTCTGAATGTAAAAAACATTGGTATATAGCTGCAATAGTTGGTTTACTATTGTGGTGTTGGATATTTTAAATTATGGTTGATAAAGATTTAACAGATCTTAAACTTGAATTAACACGGCATATTGAACGTGAGGCTCAGTTACGTGAAGATGTATCTGAACTTAAAACAGATATGGGTTGTGTTAAACGATCTATCTTTCAAGTTAAATGGTTAGTTATTGGTGCTGTGTGTGCCACCGTTGTTATGCAATCAGGAGCAACATCAGTTATTGCAAAGATACTTGTAGGTATTTAATATGGCTATAAATCGTGCTAATATAAATGTACAAATAACAAGAGCACCGAGTAAAAAAAAGAAACGGAGGAAGAAATATGCAAGTAACAAAAAACGTAATAAGGTTTAATAACTTAATGGTAAAGATTCCACAAGATACAAAAAGAGTGTGGGACTTATCAGAAAACAGATGGGGGTATAAATATGACAAAGCTATGTCCTAGAGGTAAAGCTGCCGCCAAACGCAAGTTTGCAGTTTATCCAAGTGCTTATGCAAATGCCTATGCATCAAAGATATGTGCAGGTAAAATAAAAGACCCAAGTGGTAAAAAGAGAAAAGACTTTAGAGGACCAAAGCCCAGTAAAGCTGGAGGTGGTAAGATTAAATTAAACGGCGGCGGTCCAACTAGAATTGTAGCCAGAGGGTGTGGTGCTGTTACACGAAAGAAAGTAACTACAATTACATAATGCCTGATAAAAATTACTACACACAAAGACAATGGGACAGAGTTGTTGGGTATGGTAAAGTACCGGATAAATATAAACTAAAGGAAAAAGGTAATGGCTAAAAAAGGTTTAAAGACGTGGTTTAAAGAAAATTGGGTAGATATATCTACAGGTAAAAAGTGTGGTCGTAAATCAGCTAAATCATCAAAAAGAAAGTATCCCGTCTGTCGTCCCAAGGCAGTAGCTGATAGAATGACAGCAGGACAGAAAGCTGCGGCTGTTAGAAGAAAAAGAGCCAAGACTAATGTTGGTCCAAAGCCTACATCTATTCGTTATCCTATTAGTGCAAGTGGACGTAAACAAAAGGTTAAAAAATCTAAAAGAAGGGCATAGACGACGATGATTGATCCATTAATGGCTTTTGCTGCACTAAAGACAGCCAGTAGTACAATATCCAGTGCTGTTAAAGCCGGTAAAGATTTAGCTTCTTTGGTTGGTCCTATAACAAGACTAGCCAAAGCTGAAGCTGATTTATCATTTGCTGCCGAAAAAAAAGGTGGTATACTTGGTAAATTAACGGGAGCTGAGCAGACAGCAATCGATGCTCACTTTCGTAAAGAGGAAGCCAACCGTATCCGTGATGAGATGCGAGAATTGTTTATGTTGTTTGGTTCTCCGGGACAGTGGGAAAGACTACAAGCTGAGATAGCTGCGGAAAGAGTTCGTCGTAAGAAAGCTTTGGAAGCAGAAGCTCGTCGTAAACGTCGACTAAAGAATATGATTATTTTAACATTGTCTTTAGTGGCAGCAATAACTATACTAACATTTGAAATAATGTACTTAAAAGGAGCAATATAATGGTAGTAATGAAAAAGAAACAAAAGAAACCAATAAAGAAAAAAATGATGGCTGGCGGTAGAACCAAAGGCACTAAATACAAAGCAGCCGGTGGTGGACCATTAAAAATGGTTATGAAGGATGGAAAAAAAGTTCCGTTTTACGCAGCCGACGGTAAAGGTAAAATGAAAAAAGGTGGTAAAGCCAAACTTATGGGTGGTGGTAAAACATCTAAATACAGAATGAAAGGTGGAGGTAAAACATCTAAGTATATGGCTAAAGGTGGTAAGACTTCCAAGTACATGAGACGAGGCGGCAAGGTTAAATAGTGGCATATACAATTTCTAACATCCCACACTTTAAGTGTTGGGTGAGGAAAGAGTTCACGCATAACCACGAGAAATACCAAGGAGAGTTTCTCCATGCTTTGGCTTTTGCAGTGTGCACTATTCCAGACCGTTGTTTAGGATTTCAAGTTGTGTTTACAGGATGTGGAGAAGACCATCCGAATCCCCACGGAGGAGCTATGTGGGCACGTATACCAATAACGGCTTTAGTGGGGGACACACCGTTCGATGAATGGCCGCCAAATATCCAAACTCATTTAGCCCAACCTTGGGACTGCTCCAGTCGTAATCATGCTGTTATTAGAATGGATCGAATTAGTTCAAGTCCGTGGTTGTGTAAGATAGCCGGAGAGTTCTATAATGGTAAGTACATGTTTACGGTTGATTATACCGACAGTTATATATCGGATGATCCAGCACAACATAAACAATCACATGTGTTGGAATTAACATCGGGTCCCTATAAAGGTTGTATAGTAGCATTACCAAACAATCGTGTACGTGTAACTAATCCTGCACTATGGGTAGTTGGAGAAGGACCACCAGACTTTGTACCGTCACAGTGGGAACACTCCGCAGAACAACACGATAGTTACATGGACTGGGAAACAACATTTGATAACCTATATGAATGGGGAAAGGAAAAAAAGAAATGAAATTAAAAGATCTTAGTGGAGACGGAAAAATAACTCAAAAGGACAAACTTATTGGTGCCGGTGTTTTAGACAAAGACGGTAATAAAGTTAAGAAAAAGTTTTTTAATGGTGGTAAAGTACATGCATCATTTGGAACTGATTTCGACGATAGATAATTATGGCAACTTCAGGTACAACAACATTCAATCTCGATATAGCTGATGTAATTGACGAAGCTATGGCTATGCTAGGTGGTGAGCAGACTCTAGGTTTTGAACCACTAGAGGCACGACGTACACTTAACCTTCTCCTTATCGATTGGATGAACCGTGGTATATTACTATGGAAACAAAACATTGCTACATTAGATATTACAAACGGTACAGCTAAATACACATTACCAACTTCACTCATAGATATAACTGAACTTGTTCACAGAACTGTTAGTGGTTCTACTAATACCGACTTAGCTTTAGAACGTATTACTATGGAAGCTTATCAACGAATTACAAACAAGACACAAACAGGTAGACCAACACAATATGCTATTAACAGACTAAGAGATGCAGCTGAATTATATTTGTGGCCTACACCTGATGCTACAACGTCAAGTGGCACACCAATTTTGTCGTACTTTAGCTTTAATAAAGTTGAAGATATAACCAAGTCCGATCAAGATCCTGATGTTCCTTTTAGATTTTTACCATGTTTATCAACAGGCTTAGCTTATAAAATGTCTATTAAAAGACCGGGCATTACAGCTGAACGAGCCAGTATGTTGAAACAAATGTATGAAGAAGAGTTTACATCAGCAATGTATGCAGATAAAGAAAGAGCTAGTCTTTTGATTAAGCCATCGTTTAGGTTATAATGGCAAAAGGTAAGTATGCATACTTTATCTGCGATCGATCAGGGTTTAGATTTAAATACTCTGAACGAATCAAAGAGCCGACGGGATTAGTAGTTGGAGCTTCGGAAACGGACGGTCGATATAATATATTGGACCACCCGCAGAACAAAACTCCAAGGATTAATGACGATGAAAACTTGAGGGATGCACGTCCAGAAGTCGTACTAGCTACAACTGGTGATGCTGGATGGAGTCCTGATGATTCAACATTTACAAAGAGAGGTAACTAAAAATGGCCATTACACAAGCTGTATGTAATTCCTTTAAATCGGAAGTTTTACAAGAAGGGCATCAGATTAAAACTGATACCTTAAAGATAGCTTTATTCACAAGTGCGGCTTCTTTGTCTGCGGGTACGGCTGCGTACTCAACGTCTAATGAAGTTGTATCAAGTGGTGGGTATGCTCCTGGTGGAGGCACACTAACTGGTGTGACTATTTCACTCGGTGGTACATCTGCTTCTGGTGGAACAGCAATTATTGATTTTGCTGATATATCTTTTACAAGTACAACATTCTCAGCTAGAGGAGCATTAATATATAATTCATCTAATAGTAATAAAGCTATTGCTGTTTTAGACTTTGGGTCTGATAAAGTATCGACTAACGGTACGTTTACAATTTCATTCCCTGCTGCTGCTGCATCGACTGCTATTATCACACTTTCATAGTCGAGGTTAATCGTCTATGTCTGTGGTTACTAGTGGATACAGTAGGAATACTTGGAACTCAGGTGCGTGGAACCGTAGTGTTGTAGACCGATCGGTTACAGTAACAGGAGTTTCACTATCCACTACTCTTCGTTCTGTAGCAGTAACTATTCCAGGCACGGCTTTTGTAACTAATGTAGGAATAAATTTATCTCTTCGTAGTGTAGCCACAGCAGCTAATGCAGGTGTATCAGCCACAAGAACAAGTATAGGATTTAGCTTACGATCGGCAACAGCTGTAGTTGTTAAAACACAAAATGTTACAGGAGTAGCATTAGTAACTATACTAAGAAGTACATCATTTACTAGTAGCCCAAGAGTTTCTTTAACAGGATTAGCACCAAGATTTACCATAAGAGATGCTGTCGCATTCTTTGGAACAAATGTTATACCATCACAAACATCGGCAACATTTGCAACAGGTAATGAAAACATAGAGGCTGGGGCAAACCCAGTGATTTACAACGGTGGTAAAACATTTAAAGTAACGGTTGTAAATGTGGGAGGAGCTAACAAATACTTTATAGACGGTAGACAACAATATGGTTTAAATTTAGTCAAAGATCGTGCACTGTATACCTTTGATCAATCCGATAGTTCTAATGATGGTCATCCATTACGATTTTATTTAGATGCAGCTAGAAGCACACTTTTTTCAACTAACGTACAAACTGTAGGAACTCCAGGTAATCCTGGGGCATATACACAAATATTTGTTGCGAATGATGGTCCAACTACATTATACTATCAATGTA